AACTTTGCAGTATGTTCACCAACCGTCGCAACAATCCTTGAAACCATCCCAGGCTTCATGGCAAACACAGATGGTGACAAGATGGAATTTGCAGGTGGCGTAACCAAGGTTGGTTCATTCCAAAACCGTTACACCATCTACAAGAACCCATACATGAAGGAAAACGTCCTATTATTGGGCTTCCGTGGAAGTAACTTCCTCGAAACTGGTGCAGTATATGCACCATATATCCCACTCATCATGACTCCGCTCGTGTATGACCCAAACAACTTCACCCCACGCCGTGGTGTGATGACCCGTTACGCAAAGAAGGTAGTACGTCCTGAATTCTTCGGTAAGGTTCTTATCGACGGATTAAACTTACTATAATCTAGTAAGCTAACGGAGGGAATAAACTGGGTGGCCGAAAGGTCACCCTTTTTATTTGCCTTAAAATAAGAGTTAATGATTTAATAAAACTATTTATTATAAGTCCCTAATTAGAGAGAATTATGGAAACACAAGAACCAATTTTTTACGACGGTAATCCAAGAAATCCATTTGGTATAACACCATTTGGGTTTTTCGATAACGATCAAGAGTTCGTTACCGATGCTCCACGGGCGGCTGAATTCGTGGCACGGAAATTGGGGTATCCAGTTGTCGAAGTAGAATTGACTGATAAACAAATTTACGCATGTTTTGAAGAAGCTATTACCACGTATGGTAATCAAGTTAATCAATTTAATGCACGTGAATACATGATGTCTTTACAAGGTGTTAGTACAGCAACATCTGCTACACAACGAAATATTATAGGAACACCATTACCTCAATTAATTAGACTTGCAAATGATTATGGTGTAGAAGCTCAATCCGGTGGAAATGTTGAAATTAAAAGAGGGTATATTTCTGCATCTATTGGAACACAAAGTTATGATTTAAAATCATTGTGGGCAAACGTATACGAAAGTGGATCAGCAATTGAAATTCGTCGTGTATATCACTATATGCCGTCAGCAGTAGCTCGTTACTATGACCCATTTGCAACCACGGGTCTTGGTCTAACTAACCTAATGGCAGAATTTGGATTTGATGGATTTTCACCACCAGTCACATTTGTGATGATGCCAGCATACGAAGACTTACTCCGTATTCAAGCAATCGAAATCAACGATATGATTCGTAAGAGTCAATACGGATTTGAAATATCAAACAACATCATCAAATTCTCTCCAGTATTTAAGAGAGATTCAGTTATTTATTTTGACTATAATGTAGCAAAAGACAAACAAGCAAATATATTCCAATCTGGGTCGAATGTAGCAAGTGACCTTTCAAATGTTCCATATGAACATATCAATTACACCAAGACAAATGATATGTCACGTACATGGATATTCAGATATACACTTTCATTAGCAAAAGAACTGTTAGGTATTATTCGTTCTAAGTTTGAAAATATTCCTTATCCAGACGGAATTATCAGATTAGATGGTGAAATGCTTCGTCGTGAAGCAGTTGCAGAAAAAGAAGCATTGACCAAAGAACTTCGAGAAACACTTGAAGAAACTGGTATGCAAGCACAAATGAAAAAACAAGCAGAAAATGCAAAGATGATGCAAGAAACATTTGCAAAGATACCAACACTCATTTACATAGGTTAATAAATGGCACGCTTTGTTACGCAACGTGACTTTGAATTCATCCAACACATCACTCGGGAATTGATTGATGAAACGATGGATGTGGCGGTCGTATTGTATAAAATTGTGGTAGAATCAGCTAAGGTTAATATTTACGGCGAAAGTACGGTAAAACCACGTTATACACCCGTTAAGGTTAACGCAATCATTAAGTATGATAAGAATACTCCAGTACGAGAAGAAGGATTTGGGTCAAACCAAGAGCAACAAACAGAATTTAAATTTGCTCGTCGTATGTTACAAGAAGTAAACACATATCCAGAAATTGGTGATATTATTGGATATAATAATCATTTTTACGAAGTTCATAATATCACAGAAACACAACTTATTGCAGGTAAGCCAGGGTTTAATACCGCAATCATTTGTATGGCACACTTAACTCGTCGTACAAGTATTGACATTGAAGAGGCACAAGTATGACCTTTGACCCAGAATATAAAGAACCCATAAACGTTGTTAGGGATGCACAACAAACTACGACAGTAGAAAATAGAGCAAATGATACACAATTTGGTTCACTCAAACCAATTGCGGTAACATTATACACAATAGATAATGCGATTTTACAACATATGAATGAACGTATTAAACCTATTGTAACACAAAATGGAAACGAAGTTAAAGTACCTGTTATTTATGGCGATCCCGAACGATGGAAGTCCGCTCAACGAGATGGTATCATGCGTGACTCTATTGGAAAGATACAACTTCCAATGATTATGATTCGTCGTTCTGGTATGAAAAAATCAGGTATCAATTCACCTGTCAACAAGTATCTTGAACGGACATTTGAAACGGGATGGAACAAAAGAACCCCATATGACCAATTTGCAGTGAAAAATGGTATTACCCCAAGTCGTGAATATTTAGTCACCACGGTACCTGACTATTATGAAATCACCTATCGCTGTATTATTTGGACTGAATATATGGAACAAATGAATGCGGTAGTAGAAAACGTTTCATTCGAAACTGACCAATACTGGGGTGAGCAAAATAACTACAAATTTCGTACATCGGTAAAGTCATTTGAACCGCTTACGGAATTACCAACGACACAAGACAGAATAGTACGAACCCAGTTCGATATGACGGTATATGCCTACCTCTTACCACAAGACGCATTGGACCGACACAATAATAGAGGTACTACCACGAAGGTACGATATTCTACTAAAAAAACGGTCACTTTTACCGAAATAGAAAGTGAATAATTGATGTTTAGGTAAAAAAACAGATATTTATAATACGAGTTATATTGTATCAACGAGGTTACTATGTCGTCTATTGGAAATGAAGATTTAAAAGAAATTACAGATTTACGAAATAAGTTGTCTACAATTGTTAATGAAGTTGGCCAATTCAGCTTACAGATTGAATTATTACAGGCTGACATTGATGAATTAAAAAAGAAGGTTAGTGGTCACTCATTGACTTTTAAAAAGTTGTTAGATGATGAACAATCGTTAGTTAATCGGTTATCTGAAAAGTATGGCGCTGGTCAAATCAACTTTGAAACTGGCGAATTCACACCAGAGAAATAACAAATTTAGTTTGGAGAATACCGTATGGCAGAACGTATCGTGTCACCAGGCGTTTTTACGCAAGAACGTGACCTCTCATTCCTCCCAGAAGGAATAGCTCAGATTGGAGCAGCTTTCGTGGGTCCGACAGCAAAGGGGCCAGCATTTATTCCTACCACAGTTGAAGGTATTGATGGGTTCGTAACAGCGTTCGGTGAACCTACTGATACTTCATATGTTGGATTTGCGGCTAAGAATTATTTACAAGAAGCCGGCAGTGCAACTGTTGTTCGTGTGTTGGGATTGGGTGGATACAGTACCACAGTCGCAACACTTTACGCCACAGGTTCTGCTGGACGTAGAGTATTTGCAATTCTCCACGCAAATTCTGGAAGTAGTATGACTGGAGCATCAGTCACTACTCCTGGAAACACTGGAAGTTTTGGACTCGTACTTAGTAGTTCAGTAAGTTCAGTTGCTGTAACTGGATTAAGTGGACTAGAAAGTTCACCAGCATTCGTCGGTAAGTACTTTGGAACAAATCCAGTAGCAAGTGCAAATTATCCAGCATATGTTTACGCAGTATTTCCAAATGCATTAACACAAGCTGGTGGTGGTGTTTCAATGTCAATTGAAACATCAAGTTTAGACCTTACCACTCAATATGATAATCCAACAACTCCTTGGATTCGTTCACAACCAATTGCAGGAACAAAGTACGATCTCTTCAAGGTCCACAGTTTAAGTGACGGTACTTCGGCAAATACTCAAATTAAGATTTCAATCACTGGTATCTCACCAAGCACCGACCCAGACAGTGAATATGGTTCATTCTCACTCTTGGTTCGTGATTTCAATGATACCGATACTTCATTAAACGTTCTTGAACAATTTGATAACTTAAATCTTGACCCAACAAGTGCACAATATGTTGCAAGAGTTATTGGAAACAGTGCACCAATTTACAACTCAACTACTGGTGAAAACTACTACGAAGGCGATTATCAAAATCTCTCAAGATATATTCGTATTGAAATGAGTGATGACGTTATTCCAGAAAATGCAGTACCATACGGATTTGCAGCATTAAACTCTGTATTTAGTTCAACTTCTGGTGAAGTAGTTAGTGGTTCATATGTAACCAGTCGTTGGTTAAGTGGTAGTGTTGCTGGTTGGAATGCAGATGCGGTAGACAAGAAATACTTCTATGGTTACAACGTAGAAGATACTACCAGTCTTTCATATCTTGCACCAATCGTGGGAAGTAACGTAGTAGGTACAGAATTCAACATTAGTGGTTCAGTCACCGCTGGTGAAGTAAATGGTACCGATATCTCATTAACAAACAGAACTCACGCAGCATATCGTAAGTTCACTGTACCAATGCAAAGTGGATTTGATGGATTTAATCCAGCACGTATCGTTCGTATGGGGGCAGGTATCACCGCAACCAATTCACAAGGATTTAATCTTTCAAATGCATCCGCATCTGGTTCAGTTGAATTCAAGAGAGCATTAAATCAACTTAGTAATCCAGATAGAATTGATTTTAATCTCTTGGTAATTCCTGGTGTAATCAATTCTCTCCATAGTTATATTGCAACCGAAGCCATCGACCTTTGTGAAACTCGTGGTGACGCATTCTATATCCTTGACCTTGATACACAAGGAGCAACAATTGATTCAGTAACCGCTCAAGCAGAAACACTTGATACTAACTACGCAGCTAGTTACTATCCTTGGGTTCGTGTAGTAGATACTGCAACTAATAAGTTAATTTGGGCACCACCGTCAGTAGTTCTTCCAGAAGTATATGCATATAGTGATAATGTTGGTGCAGAATGGTTTGCACCAGCAGGATTGAACCGTGGTGGTATTCCAGGCGCCGTCGGTGTTAAGACTCGTCTAACTCAAGCACAACGCGACGACTTATACGAATCAAAGGTCAATCCAATTGCACAATTCCCAGGCCAAGGTATATGTGTTTGGGGACAAAAGACACTCCAACGTAGAGCATCAGCACTTGACCGTGTAAACGTTCGTCGTCTTCTTATCACTGTCAAGAAGTATATTGCAAGTTCAGCACGTTACCTTGTCTTCGAACAAAATACCGAAGCAACACGTAACCGTTTCTTGAACATCGTCAATCCATATCTTGCAGGTATTCAACAACGTTCTGGATTGACCGCATTCCGTGTGGTTATGGATGAAACCAATAATACTCCAGATATTATTGACCGCAACATCTTGGCTGGAGCAATCTTCCTCCAACCAACCCGTACTGCAGAATTCATCAAGTTGGACTTCAACATTCTCCCAACTGGTGCAACCTTCGATACCATCTAATCAGTTTTTTCGATAACCACTATTTATTTAAAGTACCAATCTATATTTGGAGAGCCATATGGCAAATTTGGTCAGTGAACAAGAACTATTTTTCACCGCTTTTGAACCAAAGACTCAAAATCGGTATATCATGTCAATCGACGGTATTCCTTCTTATTTAATTAAGAAAACCGATCGTCCAAAGATTACCCAAGAAAAGAAGCGTTTGGACCATATTAATCTCCAACGTTATGTCAAGGGTAAGACTGTATGGGACGAAATGACCATTGATTTATACGATCCAATCGTACCATCGGGCGCACAAGCAGTGATGGAATGGGTTCGTCTTCATCACGAATCAGTCACCGGCCGTGACGGATACGCAGAATTCTATAAGAAGGACATCACTATCACTGTTCTTGGTCCAGTAGGCGATAAAGTAGAAGAATGGATTGTTAAGGGCGCACAAATCACCAAGGTTGAATTTGGTGAATTAAGTTGGGAAAAGGATGATCCCGCAGTAATTAGTCTTACTATCCAACCAGACTTCTGTATTCTTAACTACTAAAAAATAATTTGTAGTATCAATAAACCCCACCTAAAAGTGGGGTTTTTTGTTATATACCAATAATTTATGATACTTATAGAAAGGTGTATTTTTTCGAGGAAAACTATGGCAGAAATTACTGAATTTAATATTGGTCAAGGGGAAACCTTCAAGATTTTAGCCACACTAGAAAACGCAGATAGTGGTAGTTATCTAAATATTACCGACTATACGTTT